CCCCTTCCCTTCCTATTGTCGTCATTCCATTCTCCCTCGTAAACCATATTGTCGGAATATATCATTTTGCCTTTTCCATGTCTTTTACCATCTTTTACTTCGCCATCATAAACATCACCATTATCATATTTTATAGTTTCACCACCATTTAATATAAATTTTTTTACCATAGATAACCTCCTTTTATTTAAACAGTATCTTGATTTATTTATCCAAGATTGTATCATTTATATATATTATAAAATTTTAAAAAATAAAATAAGTTTAAAAAAAGTATTGTAGTATTTAATCTTCTATAATTCTTCAAAAAGCAATTCTATAGGTATTTTTTCATTATTATATATATTCAATATAGTTGGTTTAATACGCATAAAAGTTTCTAAATTATCAGACTCTAATTTCATCAGTTGATGTTTTTAAGTTTTTTAATATTTCACTAACAGAGTCTAATTTGTGTTCTTCAACTACTTTTTTAAATTTTTCATCAGTATTAATTGATGAAAAAGATTGTCTAGGTACAATACCATAGTAATAAATACCATCGGACATTCTTTTTTTCTTTAAACCCATTTGAAGTAAAATATTACTTAGGTTTTTACTAAGTTTCATTTTATCTTTATCAAAATATTGTAACTCTAAAGTAATTTTAGATAATATTTCATTAGCCTTCTGCATATTTTTAGGATCATTATCTATTTGATAGTTTTCTCGAATAAATGCTTCAATTTCATTATTAATAATATCTATCTTTTTATTATTATTAATATCAAATAGACTTTCAAAACTATTTATTTTTTTCATTATTATTTCACTACTTTCAAAATCACGTTTGTGAAAGTAGTTTTTAATATTATCAAGTTCCTTTTTATCTAATTTACTATATTCTTTTATTAATTCGAAATCTTTAAAATTTTTAGTTAAATATTGTATATATATTATATCTTCATTTTCAATTACAATACCAATGTTTTGTGAAATAGAATAAAGTATAGCACATTGATTAAAATTATCTGGATTGTTAATAAATTCATCTGCTTTCCATAAAGAATATTGTTTAGGTGCTGTTGTGATATCTAATGACGCAGAAATAGTCTCTCCAGTATTATAATGATTATATGGTAATATTGGTTCTTTATCTTTTACTGCATCGGTTAATGGTTTCACGACTTCTAAAGCTTCAACTACTACTGGTGATGAAGCTTTACATAAGTCTGTGATTTCCAATAATTTAAAATTTTTTAATAATCCATCGTTATGTATATGATTTACTAATAACTGATTTAAATTTATAAAAAAATCATTAGATGTATTCATTTTATTACCAATATTGACCAATGCGGGCATAGGCAGATGGGTTGCATTAATGGCGGATGAAGCGTCACGCTCGTAAGCATCAACCGCAGCGCGGGCGCAGGCCATATTGACTGCAGTGGTGTCTGCTGTAGCTGAATCAACAGCAGCGGCAATCTTGTCTATATCTGCTATAGGAAATGGTATCCCTTCTTCTTGTCCAATATTTTGTAAGTTGTGGAAGCGGATGTCTCTGCTGTTATTCCTATTAACGGCGTTAACATCGGAGACAACTGGACCTGTTGAACTAAAATCCAAACCAGTAGACTTGCTGGTATTATTCATGGCAAAAGTTAATGTCGTTGATTTAAATATATTGTGCAAATAACTTATAATTTTACTTTTCAATGTTGCTTCTGATAAATATTTATAACTAATTTCATAATCATCAATATCGATTTCCTTATATAACCTTTCTAAAAATGATAAAAAATTATTTTCTACCAATGGTAAGATTGTATAGCTTCCATGTGTTCGATTTAATACTAGATAAATTTTACCAAAATCATTATCCTGATCAGTTAAAACGGGTGTAGTATTCATTATGTATATTATATAATGTATATACATTATGAATATACATTTTTAACGCATATTATATTATTTAATATTTTTACATTGAGTTGTATCTTTTCCTCGTTTTTTCTCCCAAACATTTTTACCATTTATTTGAAATGGTTTATTACCATCTTTTTTGCCTTTATTAGACCATGTACAAAAATCTACTTTATCATCAAAATATGTGCTTACCATAATATCTCTATCTGGATAATAACAATACTTTTGATTAGAATCACAAGCTAATGTTCCTATTGGACATAATGAGGCTTCAGACTTATTTGGACAAACATTATCAATTACATCTGTTCCAGATGTCGCATTTTCAGATAAACTTTTAATTCTACTATATAAATTTTTATTTACAATTTGTAGATTTTTCGTTGATTTATCACTAAACAATGAACCATACGCCTTTAAAGAGGTTTTATCTACATTGTCTAATACTGCTTCTCCTGGTTTATCATATCGGTCAGCACAGATATTCAGATTTTGTAATATAACTTTGGGATTTAAAATATTCATTATTCCATTAATACCTAATATTGGCATTTTTGATAAATTATATAAATCCTTTGAACTTAATGCTCGGTTAGAGTAACTTATCGTAGACATGTATCCTCCCATCCCACCCCATGGAAAAATATGTAAATCTCCATTATTATATTTAATAGAACTATCTAAAATAACAGTTTCCGCAAGTAACCCGTTTATATACAATTCAAATATTTTTTCGTTTAATACAACAGCAACATTTGTCCATTTTTTTAATGGAAAATCACTGAATGTAAGTGTAAATTGATTACCACTTTCAGTACTTACTGTAGCTGATAAATCATTTTTTATAGGGTTTAATGAAATCATTGGACAAAATTCTCTAAAATTTAATGATTTTACTAATATTGGTTTATGCCAATATATATTATAATCCCAGTCAGCGACATATAAGAAAAAACTATATGTAAACTCATTCTTTTCTGAAGACGCTATAATCTCTTTATTTTTAATTTTTTTTTCAACTTTGCCGTCTATTGCTTTTTCAAAAAAAACTGGATTTTCACGCCTATATTTTCTATATCTCTTAATAAAATTATAGTTTATATATATTATAACTAAAATTAATATTAATCCTATTATCTTAACAAACATATTACTGTTCGTAAAATAGTCTATTATATTATTTAAATTTCCAGTTATATTATCTTTTACATTTATAATAACTTGACCTATAGATGATATTTTATCCATATATGATATGCTTTGTTTTTTTATTTATATGATAAATTTTTACATACAAATTAATTTGTTTTTTTATAAAATTGCAGTGGGATAGTATTTATCTTAGATTTATCATTTGGGCAAGCTATTTTATTAGATTTATATTTATAGCAATTATGTGCGTCATCTTCAAACAATATATTTTCATTATTTGGGTCTGGATATTCATATAATACTGTAGGTCTTGGACCAAATATATATACTATAGATAAACCAATACTAAATGATATAATAAAGAAAATAGGGTCTAATTTATTAAATAAGTTCATTATATCAACATATTCGATAAAAAAATGTTATTATATTTTAAATTATAAACTTATATGACTTAATATATAATTTTATCCCAATATATTGTTGATATTTTTAATATTCTGATAAACACATAATTATAATATTTGGAAATTATAGTACATTTACTAAGTATAAAAAATCCATAAAATAAATTACATAAATAAACAGAAATTTTTAATCATATTATATTGATGAACTTACATAAGACAATAATTTTCCTATATACACAGGGGGATTTTTGTCTGAATATCCTGTAAAATCAACCATACCATTTATTTCCCCCAAATCAGGTCTTATTGAATATCCACTACCTGTTTGTATTTTTTTTGATAATAAATCATTGATTAATATTTTATCAGATTTATTTAATTTTTTTAAATTATTTGTACAAAATAACTTATTTAATATTTTCATTATATACATATTATTTATTATATTTGTATTATTTTTTATAAATAAAAAAAATATTTACAAATATATAGATATTATGGAACCAAATGTATGGGGTAAACACGCATGGATCTTTCTACATTCTGTGACGATGAATTATCCCGATAATCCAACCAATGATGATCGGAAAAATTATAAAAATTTTTTTGAAAATTTGCGGTTTATTTTACCATGTGAAGTTTGTAAAAAACATTATTCCAAACATATACAGAGTAAACCAATAGAACATGCTTTACATTCAAAAAAAAAATTAGTTGAATGGCTTATTGAAGTCCATAATCAAGTAAATATTTCTTTAAATAAACCAACAATGAGTTATGACCAAGTAATAGATTTATATAAGAAAATTTATAATAACAGCACATATTCAGAGAAAATAAATATCAAATCTAATAATGATGATCATATAGTAGTAAATAATAACAGTAATTTAAATACTAAAAATACGAATGTTAATTACTTAGAAAGAAATATTATTATAATTATTATTATAGCAATATCTATATTTTTATTTATCTTATGGAAGAATATTTAGAATGCATTATATGTTATGGTGAGATAGATAAAAATTCAGGAGACTTTATTTTAGATATTTGCGATACATGTAAATATATAGTTCATATTTCATGCTATGAAGAATATTTAAAAATTAATAACAAACTAAATAATACTAATATTACTGATAAATGCCTAATGTGCAATAAATACAATAATAATTATAACAATATATTAATAAATAATAATGTAATAAACATAAATAATCCAATACAAATACATAACAATTTTACTAAGTATATACCAATAGCTGTTGCCTCTATTTTAATAATATTAATAATAATAGTCTATATTATTTTTATAGTATCATAAATCAAAGTTATATTGCGTGTTTTTTATTTGTACATTCTAATTTGGTTTTATATAAATTACCTACGGAGCAATATACTTTATTAGATATCGGAACACATTTATCTTTTCCTAAATAGGTTTTTATACGACAATGATAGGGATAGTCAAGATTAGGAAGATAATCCCACATTGACCATCTGTGAATTTTCCATCTAAAATTCTTAGGGACAGTTTTATAGTATTTCAGTGATAATGATCTATCTTTTTTATTAAATAAGGACATTATGTTTTTTTCAATTTGTATATAGTCTTTATAGGACATATTTTTATCTTTATAATTTGTAAAACGTTCATATTGAATTAAAAAATAATATATAGATAACGCAATTAATAAAAATAAAATAAGAAATTCTAACATATATATTCTACATTTTTAATATTAATTAAAATTAAATATTAAATAATAGTTATTTATAAATTATCACTATTATTTTTTTAAAAATTATCACTATTATTTTAAAAATAATGTGTATTATAATATATAATGGATACACTAAAAGAAAGTACCGCTGTAAAAGTTATTGGAATTACAGTTATTACCGCACTTGTCTTATTCTTTGCTCTTAAAGTATTAACTTATTTAAATAATAAACGTGCGGAGGAACCAACATGGTTCGGTATTGCTAATTTTTTTGGGATTTATAAAGATACTTCAAAAGCATATACCATTCCTTCTAAGAGATTAGCATTTTCACAATATGGAAAGGAATATACTTATTGCTTTTGGATTAAAGTAGAAAATTGGAATTATTTATTTGGAAAAACCAAACATATTTTGCATAGGGGAGACTCATCAATGAGAGTTATGAACCCAGGTGTATTCTTACACCCTACAAAAAATCAACTTATTGTTCGTGTTGATTCAAAGGAAACAGCAAATTCATACCATGTAAAAGAAAATACCCGTATCATTGGAAATAAAGAAATTTCGGTTATTGATGAAGCTAATGAAAATGATTGCCGTAAAGAATGTAATCAAAAGGATACATGTGATAGCTTTACATTAGATAAAATTGCTAATCAGTGCAAATTTTATAGCAATGAAAAAAGAGAAGAAGCAGCCGATTGGAACGCAAGAAAAGATAACGAGGTATCTAACTCTAAAAGTTTCTTAAAACTAAGGAGCATGAACCCTGAAGGATATAGTGCATTTGAATTAGATTCTCTTAATCCTTGTGATATTGTTGATATTCCTCTTCAAAAATGGGTTCATATTGGTATTGTCTTATGGAATCGCAGTTTAGATGTTTACCTTAATGGTAAATTAGCCAGATCCTGTGCACTTAAAGGAATTCCTAATATTAATGATGGAAATTTATATGTATGTCAGAATGGTGGTTATAAAGGAGATTTAGCCGCTCTTAGGTATTTCAATCGCTCCTTAAATGCGTCCGAAGTTTACGATATCTACAAACAAGGTCAAGATCGCGTTACACTCGCTAAGAAACTATTACCCAATATTAAAATTTCATTTACTGCGGAAGCAGCAACAGAAGAAGACGCCTAAACAAACGCTTTACATCTATAGTTATTAATTTTAAGAATATTTTTATAAATAATTTTATATATTTATAAAACTATATATTTATCTGTAACCTAAGTCAAATCTTATATAATTTATTCCAAACTCAAAAATTCTTTTCCATGAGGTCCATTATATAAAATAAACCAGATTCCAACAATGATTAATAATATACCTAAAACATCTTGTATATCAATAGTTTCATTAAAAAAGGTGTATCCTATCGAAACTATAAAAAGAATAGATATACCACTCCAAATACAGTTTACTATACCCATATTTTTAAAATGGTAAGAACGCACTAATAGATAACAAACAGCTCCATAACATATTACACCTAAGCCAAATAAATATAATTTACTATTTTTAAAAAATTGTTTTAAACAACCTTGCGCTATGCATTCAAATAATGATATTAAAATAATGATAACTAAGACATTATTTAACATATACTAGAACTTATATTTGTATATTGTGAAAAAAATAAATATATTTCTTTAGTCATATATATATTTATTTTTTTACAAAAACAGTAAATAATAATATTGAAATAAAATATTTTGGTGCCTAAATTATGTTTAGTTAAAACTAAAATTAAAAAAAATAAATGGTTCTGATAAAGAAAAAAAGATAATGATGTTAATATTACTAATATTTTCAAGTAGATGGTGTAAAGAAATAGGCTTATCTGATTGTTTTACAACGGATGGCTATGGAACATTTGTAATTTTATAAAATCTATAATAGTAGAAATATTTGTATTGTCGGATATGTCCGCATTACCATTTAATATTATAGAGTTATTTAACAACCATTCATTATGTAGTGTTTCTAATGAAACTAAATATTCAATAGGAATACCTTTTTCTTCAATACGATTTCTTTTCTCTATTCTTTTCATACAAATTTCGGGTGATGTCTTAAGATATATAAACTGAATTGAACATTTTGTTTCAATTTGGCTTATAAAATACTGAAAATATAATTTATATATACTCATTTCCATATCATCAATACTACCCGACATGTTACATAATTTCGCAAAACAATTCAAATCTGTATATGGTGAACGTTCAATTATATATATCGTATTGTTCTCTAATTTCATTAATTCAATACATTTAGTAACCAAAGCAGTAAGTTGAAATGTAAAAGCCCATCTTGGTTGATCTTTATAAAAACGTTCTAATAAGCCTAATTCACGCCAATAATCAACAGGTTCTTTCAATATTTTAACACTCATATTACCAATATTTAGTGGAGATATATAATTTTCTAACTCAGTGCAAAATGTTGTTTTACCAGCACCAATAAGTCCCTCTACACATAGTAATATAGGGTTGACCATGATTTATTTATATGTTTAATATATTACACAATCAACAAAATTAGAAATCAATTTTAATTTTTTATAACATAACGCAAGTTATTAAATATTTTATTATATATTCATATTTTAAAAAACTTATTTTTAAATATTTA